CCTGCGAATATGGTGCACTTTCAACCTCAGCTAGATAGCCTTAACAATATAGAAGGGGCTAAGCTGTGTGAACATAAGATGGCAGTTACGCCAGACTTAGAACCGTGTGATTTCGATTCTGATAGCCGTTGGGTTAGAGGAATTGCCGACCTTGTTATTATTAATAAGAGCAAAGCATTTGTAGTAGATTATAAAACAGGTTCAGCTAAGTACCCCGATAGAGGTCAGCTTGAACTTATGGCTTTAATGGTGTTTAAGCACTTTCCCGAAGTTAAACGGGTGAAGGCGGCGCTAGTATTTATGGTGCATAATAAAGTAATAAAAGCCGAGTACACCAGCGTCGGCGATGACCTAATGTGGGATAGTTGGAAGTCCAGAGTAGCTTTATTAGACGGTTCATTTGATAACGATCAATGGCCTCCTAAGCCTAACGGGCTATGTAGAAACTGGTGCCCAGTTGAACACTGTGAGTATCACGGAGATTGATATGCCTTACAAGAACAAGAAAGATAGAGACTATAAACAGGAGCGTCAGTACGACGGGCGTCCTGATGTAAAGAAACGCCGCGCCGCTCGTAACAGAGCTAGATATAAACTTATGAAAGAAGGTAAAGTGCGTAAAGGCGATGGCAAAGATGTAGATCATTGTAAGCCGCTTACTAAAGGCGGGTCTAACAAAAGAAGCAACCTTAAAGCTGTACCCGCGAGTAAGAATCGCTCATTCAAACGCACTTCAACTGGCGCTGTCGCGTCTAAACGGTGCCAAACTCGTCCAACCACGTCCAAACGAAGAAAGCCTAAAAAGTCTAAAAAGTAGTTGACACGCGTTATAGCCGGTGTATACTGGCTATAACATTTTTACTAGGAGCGCATACATGGACATAGTCGATGGTGGAAATCTCCACCTCAGGGTGAAAGATCGCCAAAAGATTCTTACTGCTATACCGCTGAGCCGCCCAATGGGTGAACATTCAGTGTTTGTTAAATGGACACTAGAAAATGCGAGGCGCCTAAATAACCTAAAAATCCGCGATACCCCCTCACCCATACGCCAAGACTATAAATGGCCCGGAACGTTTACCCCCTACGCGCATCAGAAGACTACCGCTGAATTTCTCACCCTAAACAATAGATCATTCTGCTTCTCAGAGCAGGGGACAGGTAAAACTGCATCAGCTATATGGGCGGCGGATTATCTAATGTCCATAGGAGATATAAAACGGGTGCTAATAGTTTGTCCTGTATCAGTTATGTATTCGGCATGGTTAAACGATCTATTCAGTCTGGTTATGCACCGCTCTGCGGCAGTAGCTCACGGGTCTAAAAAGAAGAGAGAAGCTATTTTAGAAAGCGACCATGAGTTTGTGATAATAAACTATGACGGTATACCTATTACCGAGTCGTTACTTGTAAATAAATTCGACCTAATCATAGCTGATGAGTGCAACTTCGTAAAAACAACATCTACCAGACGATGGAAAGCATTTAATAGAATTCTAAACCCCGCAACTAAACTATGGATGATGACAGGCACCCCAGCCGCTCAATCTCCTGTTGATGCATTTGGATTAGCTAAGTTAGTAAACCCTAATAGAGTACCTAGATACTTCGGGGCGTGGCGGGATAAAGTAATGATTAAGATGAGCCAGTTCGTGTGGTCTCCTCACCCTAACGCCACTACTTTAGTAGGGGAGGCGCTTCAACCGGCAATACGATTTACTAAAGAGGCGTGTTTAGATCTTCCAGAACTAACATATCAGACACGAGAAGTAGAACTTACCACTCAACAGATCAAGTATTACAAAGAAATTAAGTCACAACAGCTCACGATGGCCGCAGGAGAACTTATAACAGCAGTGCATGCTGCGGCGGGGCTTACAAAGTTACTACAGATATCATGTGGGGCTGTATATTCTGATTCGGGTAAGGTAGTAGAGTTTGATGCTAGTAGTAGGCTAACTGAGATGATAAGCGCCATACGCGAAGCAAGCCACAAGACAATAGTATTCGTGCCGTTTAGGCATGCTATTGAGATAGTTAGCGCCAAATTGAAAGAGGAGGGTATTTCATCTGAGGTTATAAACGGAGCTGTATCGGCAGGGAAACGAGCCACTATATTTAATAGGTTTCAAAAGGAAACCGACCCACATGTATTAGTGATACAGCCTCAGAGCGCGGCGCATGGAGTAACTCTAACTGCCGCCAACACTATTATCTGGTTTGGGCCAATTGCATCAGTTGAGACGTGGTTGCAAGCCAATGAGCGTATTAATAGGCCGTCTCAACTTAATAAAATGACGGTGATTAAACTATTGGGATCTCCCGTAGAGAAGAAAGTATATAGAGCGCTAGAGGCTAAAGAATTAGCCCACAAACAACTAACGTCTTTGTATGAAGACGAACTAAACGACAAATAGGAGGAGTATTATGGACGCAGGTAGACTTGTAACTACATATATTAAAATTAGAGACGTGAGAAACGAACTAAAGCATAAGTTCGATGAAAAAGACGCCGAGCTTAAAAGTCAGCTATCTACTATAGAATCTGCACTTATGGAATCTATGGAGGGGTTAAACGTAACGAGCCTTAAGACTGATAACGGAACTGTGTTTCGTACTACTAAGACTAGATACTGGGCGCCTGACTGGGACGCGTTCAAGGAATTTGCATTGGAGAACGATGCTGTTGACTTATTTGAAAGAAGAATTCATCAGTCGAATATGAAAGAGTTTTTAGCTGATAATGCTGAATCAGTACCCCCCATCGCGGCTGACAGCCGTTATTCCGTAACCGTTAGACGAGGAAAATAAAATGCAAGAGCAACAGGAGTATCTCAACTCGGAAGACGCAGCTAAAGTACTTAGCGTGTCTTTAAGTAAGCTATATATGATGAGGCAGCACGACCAACTGCCCTTTATCAAAAATGGTCGGAAAGTTATGTATAGAAGATCATCATTATTAGAATTTCTTAATAATCTTGAACAACAGAGTGTCACAGGAGCCAACACATGAGCGAAGAAAAAGAAGTATCTTTATTTGAGAAGGGTGTGCAGCTACCAGCACATATGCGAACTGGAGAGCGCGACGAGCTAACTAGATCTTTACTTGGTGCCGGTAGTGGGGGCGGTGGAAAACGTATTAGTATTCGTGGGTCTGTATGGCGCATGATGGTCGACGGAGAGCAGATAGCTGTCAACGAGGATAAAGCGATGAGCCTTGTTATAGTCAGAGTATCTCAGCATACCCATAGAACATATTATGCGGGCGAATATAACGCTGATGTATTTACACCCCCAGCTTGTTGGTCCGAAGATGGTAAAGTACCACACTCGACTATAGGTCAGCCCCAGTCTAATAGATGTTCTACCTGCCCTCAAAATGTTAAAGGATCGGGTAATGGCAAGTCCAGAGCTTGTCAGTATTCTCGTGTAGCCGCAGTATTATTAGACGGCGATCTAGACGGCGATATTTATACTTTGAAACTGCCAGCTATGTCTATTTTTGGAGACCCTAAAGCAGAAACTAACATGTCTTTAGAGGCCTATACTAGATTTCTAGATAAATTCAAAGCGTCTATGATATCTGTAGTAACTGAAGCTAAGTTCGATATTAACAGCTCAACGCCTAAAATAACGTTCAAGCCTCTCAGACCCCTTTCAGACGAAGAATGGGAAACCGCTACTCGACGCGGAGAATCTGATGAATCTAAAGAGTGTGTAGCTATTCCAGCATATGCAAGTATGGGCGGTTACGCCGGCGGCCCAGCCCCTGCTCCAGCCCCTGCTCCAGCCCCTGCTCCAGCCCCTGCTCCAGCTCCCGTACCTCGAGGACCTAAACTAGCTGATAACAAAGCGAGACCGGATGGAAAAATAGCGGCGAAAGAAGCTAACGTAGCTGATATCTTAGACGGGTGGGACGACTAGAACTTTTAAAAGTATAGTCACGATGGCCGCATTACGCGGCCATTGCATTTTCACTAGTAGGAGATATAGCTGTGGACAACATCGAATTCTTTGATTCAGTGCTTCCTAATACAGGACACTACTGTTCCGTAGGTATAACTAATGGGGCTGTACGCCAGAGCTTTGTAGAGTCAAAAGAAGATATTATAACTCGGTCTAACAAGTTAGTGGCCGACGGCGCGGACGTGTACTACGCCCTAGCGTCTTTTAGCACCCCTACAAAACGCACTGGAGTTAACGCTGCGCACTTAAAGAGTCTATGGCTAGATATAGATTGCGGCGAAGATAAACCATACAACTCACAAGAAGAAGGTCTAGCTGCATTAAAGATTTTCGTTAGGAAAACAGGACTACCTAAACCAACTGTAGTAAATTCTGGTCGAGGGTGGCATATTTATTGGCCCTTAGAAGAATCAATAAGCGTAGAAGAATGGAGGCCGTTAGCTGAAGGGCTGAAAGTTCTTTGCGCATCACATAGTCTAGAGGCTGACGCTGTAGTAACGGCAGATACAGCTAGAATATTACGCGTACCAAACACGCTAAACTTTAAAGGCGAACCCCCGTTTGAAGTGTCGGTGAAGATAATAGGTGCCGCGTCAAGTGTAGCTAGGCTGAAAGACGTTATACCTATAAAAGTACCCGTCGCACCTACATCAGTAACATCTAAAATAGCACTAAACTCTGATTCTCAGAGTAGCTTTCCTATGATAATGCGCAAAAGCTTAAAGGGTAAAGGGTGCGCGCAGTTAGCTAACATAGTAAGTAATCAGGAAGGGTTGGAAGAACCCCTATGGCGGGGAGGGTTATCAATAGCTGTTCGTTGTGTAGATGGAGAAGCTATGGTGCATAGAATGTCTAGCCAAGACCCTAGGTACGACAGAGCAGAAGCGTTAGATAAGGCTATGAAGACAGCGGGACCATATACGTGCCGAGAGTTCAGCCTCTTAAACCCTACGCTATGTGAGGAGTGTGAGCAAAACGTAACATCTCCTATTCAACTAGGACGTGAGTTTGCTAGGGCTTTAAAGCCGTCTGAACTGACACGCCCAGACGAAAGTTCTGATTTATTCCAATTAAAAACAAATAAATCTCCCGTGGCGGCGACTTATAGCCCCCAATTAACTATGGACGATATACCATTTCCTTACTTTAAAGGAGCTTCCGGGGGAGTATATAAGGAGTCTAAGGATGACGACGGAGAGAAAGTTGAAGTAATGGTATATGAGCACGACTTGTATATAACACGGCGTGTGTTTGATCCTTTAGATGGAGAGACTGTACTCATGAAGCATTTGCTCCCTCACGACGGGGCCAGAGACTTTGTAGTGCCTTTAAAGATAGTACAGTCTCCTAAAGAGTTTAAAGACGTCCTTAGTACTTACGGGGTGGCAGCATCCCAAAAACAAATGGGAAATATTATGGCGTACACAACAACATTCGTAAAAGAACTACAGCGCAAGAGAATGGCGGATAAGGCTAAAACTCACTTCGGTTGGAACGACGATAGAACTGAGTTTCTAATCGGAGAAAGAAACTTTACTCTGAAAGGAGAAGAATTTAGTCCACCGTCTAGTGTTACTAGAGATATATGTAAAAGTTTAGCGGAAGTAGGCGACCTAGGTATATGGATGGAGGGTATTCAAGAGTATATGGACTCAGATGCTGAAAAACAGTTCGCTGTCCTCTGCGGATTTGCGGCTCCTCTTATGGTGTTTACAGGTTTAGATGGAATGAATGTTAACTTCTCCAGTAATAGATCAGGCACGGGGAAGTCACTAGCCTTAGCTGTACAGAATAGTATCTGGGGTCATTATAAAGAACTCATGCTAGCCGAAAGGGACACAGATATCC